CACCGATCTCGGCGCTTGTAGCCAAACCGCCTGTCACGTTGATAGTTATTCCGCCGCCTGTTTGCATGCGATCTAATGGCACGACTGCCTCTGGGCCAGCCTCACCGATCAAGGCAAGCGTAGGACTTGACACAATGCCACCCTCGGCCATACGTGGCAGACCTAAACGACCTGCAGCTTGTGTTGGTGTTCCGCCAATTTGTGGCACAGGCAAGTTCGGCACCTTAGGCAAATCAGGCAACAACGGAATTGAGTTGTACGCGCTCACGATTGCGTTAACCGCGCCGATTGCTGCGTTGACCATGCCAGCAAAAAACCCAATAACGGTGTTAACGATTAGTTTGATGCCGTCACGGAACCATTCAAACTTGTTGTATGCGGTCACGAGCGCCACAATCAGCAATGCGATGCCGGCAGCGATTAGGGCAAACGGGTTGAGCGCCATGGCAATGTTGGTGACAACAATTGCGGCGGCTACTGCTGCGATTGCGCCAGCGATGGCTAAAAACGCTTCTGGGTTGTCTTGAGCCCACATAGCAAACTTATTAAGTATCGGAAGCACGGCCTCGACTACTGGCAAGAGCGCGGCGCCGATTGACTCTTTGGTTTCGCCGATTGAGTTAGACAAGATTTTCATTTTGCCTGCTGCGGTTTCGGCGCTGTTAGCGGTTGCTCCGCCAAATGTTCCACCCAGCACGTCCATGACTTCGTTAAGGCTTGCGCCTTCTTTAATCATTGTTGCCATCTCTGGGGTCAATGATCGCAGCGCCTTAAAGTTGCCCTGGTATGCCTTGGCGAGTGCATCTGCAACAGTTCCGCTGTCCATCTGGAGCGCTGTGCTTATGTCCATGACAAGGTTCATGTCTTTCATGGCAAGGTCAACATCTTTTGTTCCGCGCACTAAAGCTTCAAGGCTCTTGCGATACTCGGTGTCCGCAATGCCAGACGCTCGACTCATTGCGCTGATCTGATCTTCAATTTGTGCGGTTTGTGCAGCACCCGCGCCAGTCACATTTTGCAAAGTAAGCGCTAACGCCGCCTGCTCTTGCTGATCTTCCATTGCAGCCTTGGTTGCGTCACCAAGCGCTAACGCCAATCCGCCAAGCGCGGCAGCTGCCGGCACCGCCGCTTTCTTAATTGCAAACTGGGCTTTTTCCGATGTTGTTTCCAGTTGTTTAAATTGGGCAATAGCCTTCTTAATCCCTTTGCCGTCAAACTCTGAAATGATCGGAATATTGATTGCCATTACGCGGTTCCTCTGTTTGCTTCATCTATGACGCGCTTGACCAGTTGCTCCATCTCGGACATGACATCGTTTTGGCGTTGCTCGTACGCTTTCCACATTACTCGCGAACGACTGCCATAGCGTGCAGTTAACGCGCGCCCTAATGACCCAGACATGGATGTGTCAAACATTGTGCCAGTCGCGCCTTTCCATTGGATGGCAAAGGTGCCCACATTGGTTTTGTTTCCGCTGTATTCCTTGATCGCTCGAGTATTGATCTTGGCAGCGATCTTTTGTTTCATGCCAGGTATCCACGGCAATATCTGGAACCCTGATCGGGTTTGCCAATTGCGCGCCATACCAGATAACGGGACGCCAGTAGGCACAAGTTTGTTTGCATCGTCAATAACAGGCTGGACAATCTTTTTATAGTCCTTGGTAATTTCTCGGCGCAACGATTTGTCAATCTTGTTAAGGGTCTTCAAGGCATCCTTAAGCCCGACTACCTCAACCCTTGCCGATACTTCCGCCACGTTATCTCCGTTTTTTGTTTGCCTCGTTAAGCACTTTAATGACCGTTGCTAAGTCTCGTGAGTCAAACGCAATGTCGCTAGGCCACCAACCGACCGCGACCAGTACCTCTGCTAGTTGGCGGCGGTAGGTGCCGCGTCCGTAGGGTTTGGGTCAGTCTCGTCCAATACCGGAATGATCTCCAGCTCTGGGTTTTTGCTAATCCATTCGCGCCAGTTGTCGCCGACTTGCTCACCTTTGAGTTTCAAAATCGTGTGCATCCAACAGCAGTAATCGCTGTAAAGCGGGTTAGTTGATAGTTGCTGAATGTTGCGACGCTCAAGCCGTTCCCATTCAGTAACTACAAACAGGTTGGTGTAGTAATACTCGGGTGCGCTGTCGGGCGTGCGCTTTAACTGCAACTTGATTTTCATGTTTCTCCTATGTCGGCTTGGAGCCGTTATTTATGCGGTGGTGTCAATCGTCAACGCGCCACCCATAAACGTGAGGTCATAGGTTGACAACTCGCCGAGGGATGCGTTAATAACTGGCAAAGACTCAAGGTAGCAACCAGTTAAAATAAACTTTGGGTTGGTTGCTGATTCTGCACCTGACGCTGGAGTCAAAGTGATGTTGGTTTTAGTGCCAACCAATGGAAACAACGTTGCGTAGGTTTCGGTTGCTGCAAACGATGCGTACATCGTCAAGGTCACTTCGTTGTTGACAAGGCCTGCGGTGTAACTGCGTGAGTTGGTGCCAAACGCGGTGTCTTCAAGCGCTTCAACCAAATAGGTCAATGTTGCTGCGCTGCACATGTCGGTCAGATCAACGGCGTTAATCGTTAGGACTGGGTTCGAGAGGTAAGTGCTACTGGCCATAAATGCTCCTTAGGTTATGTTCTGATAGTAGATGATTTGTGTTGCTTAGTTGTGGATTACGAAGTCTGGGCTTGAATAGCGCAATCAAGGTCATAGCACGGATACAACGCGCCACCGATCTCAAGGCTTGACGGACGGCCACCCATCACGATGATCTTGGAGCCAAGCACGGTTGCAACAATGCTAAGAATCTGACGCAGTACCGGCAGACCTGCAGGCCCCGAGCCGATTACTTTGACGGGGAACTCGAGGCGCACCACGTTGCCGTTGCCTGCGATAGTTGTAAAGTTTGGCGCATCCAAGTACACGCAATTTGGCACAAGTTTTGTTGGGTCGTTTACGACGCGCAATCCTGATACTGCGGTAAGCGTTGCGGTGACGTCATCAATCGCTTCGTTAAACAGGTCTGTGTAAGCCATTAGGCAACCGCTGGACGAGGGATGCCAAGCAGCTGCTTGACGATCGGGGTCAGGCTTTGTTGTGGTGCCGAACCCATGCCGTCAAACGTGGCGTAGGTTGCCTCTATTGACCCTCTGGAGCGCCACAGAGCGGCGCAATACATCAAGGTGCCCAATGTTGCGTCACCGCCAGGTGAGGTCGTTAGGGAGTCAATATAACCCGATTCCTGACGCCTGCGATAACAGAACTGATTACCAGCTGACGTTGATTGAGTAAGCAACGTGTAATCGTCCGATGGGTTGCTGATGGTTATGCCCAAAAATGACATGACTTGCGCGGCAGTCACCCAGGTGCAAACAGGGTCATACGAAACGGTGCCAGACGCGGCGGTGCGATCAACATCGCTTGCAGTCTTTGCATAAAGCACCTGATCAGCGATCGGCACTTGATAGTCATACAGCAAGTCGCCTTCTGTATCAATGCCAATGTACAAATACTGTGGCAATGCGCGCACCGTGTAGGTGCCGTTGAATGTGGCGTCAACGCCTGCGACCGTAATTGACTGGCCGACTGCAATCTCGCTGGGGGTCAGGAGTTGCAGTACGGCGTAGTTGTCAATTAGGTACTTGTTAGTGACCGAATAGGTGGCCATTACTAGGGCCTACCTTTCGATTATGGACTGACGATGATGGACTTAACTTGGTCTGCGTCTGCAATGAACGTAGATACGTACCCTGCGTACGAGAAATTGCGTCCCAAAGTAGAAGGCAACTCAACGCTCATCAATCCACGGACTTGTTCGTAAAACTCGATAGCGGTTCCACGTGCAACAACCATTGTGTTTGTTGCAAAATTGTTGTCTGCAACAAGGTTGAGGCCGAACGGGTTAAACGTGTTCCTCTCGGTAATGTTTGCGGTTCCGGGTGCATTGACGCCCATAAGTCCTGCTGCTGCGGTGTATGGAAACACGCTTCGCTTGTCTCCGTCCAACTGCTGGCCGAGCAATTTCCATACGTTCGGGCTGACGAAAATATGATCTGGCAAGAAGTTTGTTGCGATCAGAATGTCGGTTGCTGCGTCGTATAGTGCGGCAAACAATGTGGATGGATCGGTGCTGTTAAATGTCCATGTTGAGCCTGATGCCGATGCGCCAGATGTAATTGCGTCTGCAGCAACGTTGTCTGATGCGATCAAGTATTCGCCGATCAAGTCGTTAAGAATGATCTGCAACGACGCTGGATCCGTAAAGTCAACGTCCTGCACGGAAAGAGTTACTTGGCCTGCAAGTGTTGTCTTTGTAACCGTGTTGGACGCAATGACCATGGTTGTTGCGGATGTTGCGGCAAGTTCGCTCGACTGTGTAGCAACGCTTGTGTGCGTGGTGATCGTAGGACGAATAAACGTCTTTGACGCTCCACCGTTTGGCATTGCGCGTGCGCCGATTGCGTTAACAACTGGACGGATGAAGTTGAGGTCTTGAAAGACTGGCCCGAGAACTGGTACTGGCAAAAGACCAGGTGTATCAGTTGTAAGCACGTCGCCTGCAGCTGCTTGAAGTGCTGTTTGCTTTGAGATTGCGAACTCGCGTGCGGCTGCTGCCACGTTGCGGAAAGTTTCTCCGCCAATGTGCATTGCTGCAAGGTATTCGCCGGGGGTTGGCAAATCAAACTTGCGCTTTGCTTGTGCAAAAATTGGTGCAGTAGGGATGGTTGCCTCGACTGCGGTTTCGGTTGCTTCTGACATTTCTGGTTTCTCCTCTACTGGGGTTACTTCTTCATTTAACACTACTTCTTCGGGCTCTTGGTGGATACTCGCTGCGACTTTGGTGATGTTTGCGGCATCGCCAAAAGCGCCGATCGGAACTAGGGATAATTCCATCCAGTCGGCTGACTCAATGATCATTGTGCCTTCTTCGTCATAGGAAAACTTGACGGGATTTACCCCCACCGAGACCTGATCAATGGTGCCATCCAAGGCCATAACCAAAGCGTCATTTCCAAGGGTCGTTGCGCTGATCTTGGCGCTAAACATCATGCCTTCTTCGGTATCCACGCGCTCGGTGACAACGCCTACTGGCTGGCTGGCATCGTGATACATAAACAGGCGCGGTGCTTTGCCTTCAACTGGCAATGAGCCTGGACGAAAAATCACAGCTGTGCCATCCGAAACTGTTGCCGGCACGTTGTACGGAACAGCGGTTCCAGAAATTGTGCGTTTTGGTGCATCGCCGATCGCGGCGTCAACCGTAAAATCTCCTGCAATTAACTTGA